GCCGCGGACCTGGATGCCGAGCTGGTTGAAGTCCGCGTCGGCCTGCTGCACCGTCGGGAGACGGTTGCCGTTGAGGAACGCGACCTCCATGCAGGGCAGCTCGGCCGGGTTGGCCACCAGCCACCAGGTCGTGCCGGTCGTCAGGTACGACGACGGGACAACCTGGTAGCGACCCGCCAGCACGTTGACGTTCGTGCGGGTCGCGTTCTCGCCGGTGATGAGCAGGGATCCGCCCATCAGCTCGGCCGCGGTGATCTCCAGCTCCGGCGGCACGAGCAGCATCGCCGGAGTGATGCCCAGCGGGTTGCCGTCCGGATCCGTGAGCTTGCGGTACGACGCGGTGGCCGTCCGCAGGCTGGAGATCGAGAGGGCGTTGCCGGCGGCAGCGGTCTCCGCACGGTAGAACGACGCATTGCTCGACTGGAACTCCGTCCAGAAGTCCCGGTTGAGCTTGATCGCGGCACCGCGACCGAGCCGAGCGGGAACCTGGGTCAGAGCCCCGAGATCGTCGTTCACGATGTCCACCATCGAGATCGACGACATCCGGCCGGTCAGCTTCGCCCGGATGGTCCGGGTCTCGTCGCTGGCGTCCGCACTCTTGAGCTCGCCGGTCGCACCGACGTCCTCGAAGTCGAACCCGCCGTTGAGCCGCACGCCGGTGACCGCCTTGTAGTCGCTCACCGAGCGGATCGAAGCGATCATGTCCCACGTCGATTCGACGGCGTTGTACCCCTGGAGGAGAAACTTGCCGTACGTGGCCGCGAGCACGTTCGCGATGCTGTGCGTTGCGAACCCAGCCGCGAGGATCTCACGGAGGTTGCCGGCGTTGATCCGGCTGCCGCCCGTGTACCCGTTGGCCCGAGCCGCTTCGATCAGCACCTCCCCGAGACTCGACTGGCTCCGCCGCTTGTCCGCCAGTTCGAGCGTCTTCGCGTCGAAGACCTTCTCGACGTTGGCGAGACCGCCGGCGAGGCACAGAGAAGCCTCGATCACCTGCGGGCTGTCGGCCCGCTCGGCCTGGACGTGGACCGCCGGGGCGGCCGGGCGCGAGGCCCGAACGTCCGCGAGCCGCTCGGCCCGGAGCTTCTCCAGGACCAGGTTCGCGACCGACTCGGCCGTCACCAGGCTCGCATCGTCGCCACCCTTGGCCTCGACGATCGGCTTCGGGTCCGCGGCGACGATCGCCGGGGCTTCCGTCTGCGGCACGGCGGCCTCGACGGGCTTCTCGTTGAGCTGGTCGCTCATGGTCAGCACCTCATTCGCCTCGGCGGCGATCGCCGCGGACGTTCTGGCGTCCGCACCAAACAGAACCACGCTCGTCTCCCGAAGGTCGGAAGCACGAACGACAGACACGGGTCCGGTGAAGTCGCGACCGTTCACGGTCACGGCCCCACCGGCGTTGACGTTTTCGATGTTCGCGGCGTCGGCACCGATCGACGCCTGCAGCGGGATGCCGGCCCGGGCCAGCTGGGCGATCTTCTCGGGCACTTCGCCCTGGGTGAGCAGTTCGCCGCGGATGATGAGCTGCTGGCCGTCGTTGATGATCTCGGTGCTCCTGCCGATCACGGCGTCCAGCGTCCGCTCGTGCGACCACAGGATCGGGATCGACGCCTTGGCAGTGTCCATGCCGGCCAGGTCCACGACCAGCGGCGACCGGCTCCAGGTCTGCCGGATGGCGGCCCCGGTGTAGGCCACGAGCTCGAACGTCGGGGCACGGCCCTCGGCCGCCTCGATCCGCAGGTCGGTGGACAGCGTGATGCGGTTCATGCGGTCTGCTCCTCGTCGGCGTTCTCTCGGGTCCAGATCCGCTCGGCCCACGCCCGGCCGGCATCGCCGCCCCACAGGAGCCACGAGATCTCGGCGTTGGAGGGCGGATCTTCGCCGTGGTTGTCCTTGTAGGCCTCGTGCCGGGCGAAGAACGACACCATCCGGGCGATCGTGTCGAGCGGGAGCGACCGGCCGCCGGCGATGTCGCGAGCCCGGGCGATGCCCACCGCAGTGCCGCCGCGGCCGTATTTCGATCGCAGCTCCAGGCCGCGCCGGGCCGCGGACCTTGCGGCCTGCGGCGGCCGGTAGCCGTCGGCGGCTTCGATGTCGGTGTCGCCGGCGTCGGCCGCGACGGGTTCGCCCATCGAAATACCCAACTCACGCTCCAGCGTCTTCTCCACGGCCCGCTGCCGCAGCACCTGCCGCCAGTCCTTGTTTCGCTTCTGGCAGACCTCGGCGATGGTCGTCGTGTTGGCCGCGAGCATGGCCGCCTCGGCGTCGGCCTCCTTCAGTGGATCGACGTGCTCGAAGCCGTCCCACGTCCACGTCCAGTTCCACTCGGCGACCGGCGGCAGCCCGTCGGGGATGAGCCCCGGCACCAGGGCGGCCTCCTCCAGCCACGCCACGAGCAGCGGGTCCAAAAACACCTGCTCCATGTCGTTGCGCTCGACCGAGATCCGCTTGCGGTAGACCAGGTAGTCGCCCCGCATCGACGAGTAGTTCGCGGTGGACGAGTCCATCGCGGCCACGATGTAGGGCATGTCGATGCAGCGGCTGATCTCGTTGAGAAGCCGACGCACGAACGAGTCGTAGTTGCTCGTCGGGTGCTCGGCCTTCATCTGCACCGGCTCCCAGCCGTCCGGGGCGGCGATCGCCATCCCCCGGGTGATCGGCATGGTCTCCAGCGTCTCCAGCGACGCGGCCCCGCCGCCGTCGGCCGGCATGGTCGTCTTGAGAATCGCCGCGAAGTCGGCCGCGGTCTCCGCGGCCGTCACGGTCGCGAGCGTGAACCGCCGCAGCATCGCGAACAGTTCGAGAGCCGGGGCGATCTCCGGCACGCCGCGGTGCTGGCCCGGGCGGGTCGCGTGAAACCAGTGGTGGACCTTGTCGGCCGCGTGCCACCGGCCGTCGAGCGTCCAGCCGGGTGTGAGCGAGCCGGGGTGGTTGCGGGTGAACCAATACCGGGCCGGATTGCCGTCGTCGTCGAACTCGACGCCGTCCACGTCGGTCTCGGTGGGGAAGCCGGTGGGCGACACGCAGTGGTCGCTCTCGATGAGCCGCAGGTCCACCTGCACGCCCCGGAGCGAGCGGTTGGTCACCTGCACGCCGAACACTTCGCCGTCGCCGATCCGCGCGTGCTTGGCCACGCGGAGCTTCTTCGCCAGGTCGATGTTCACCGACCAGTCGTAGACCGCCAGCTCGATCCGGCGGACCAGCTCCGGGTCGGCGTCCGGCCCGAGATCTAGGTGGAGCCGGGGGCCGGTGCCCACCAGGTCGTGCGACCAGGTGGACGCCATGCCCGCGGCGTAGGAGTTGTTCGCCAGCTCGTACCGGGCTCGCGCCCGCATTTTCTGCCGGACGGCCGGGGAGAGGGCGGCGTCGGCGGAGTAGTAGTCGGCGAGCGCCCAGTGCCGGCGGTTCAGGTCGGTGGTCTGTGCGGCGTCGTACTTCGCACGCACGAGCGTCGCGATCGCGGCCTGCTGGGTCGCGATCGTGCTCTGCATCTTGGCCCGGGATGGCCCGAGCAGTCCGGAGAGAATCCCCATCAGCCGATGGCCCCCGGGGATTCGATCTGCGCGAACCGCAGCGAGCGAAACGGCGAGACCGTGCGGGCCTGGGCGTCGATCACGAACCGGGCCGCGGCGACCTGCTTGTCAAGGTCGTGCTGCTCGACCTCACCGGCGTCGGTGCGGGCGCGCTTCGGCTGGGCGAGATTCGCCGCAACTGCGTCGAGCACTTCGTCGGTCGTCGCCACTGCCACACTCCGGTGAGGGGCGCGGGATTCGCGTCCCTAACACCAGTGTACCAGTGTTCACGTACCGATCGGCCCGTCGAGCCACTCGATCCAGATGACCGCGTCAGCCGCGTTCAGCTCGTCGTCGACTTCGTCAAAGAACTCGTCGTCGAGATACGCTGGCATGGCGGGGTCTCCTTACCGCCATTTTACCCCTGCGGACCTGTCGCCCTTCGGCCCGACCGGCGACATGAAACCGCGTCGTGTCGCCGAGGGCGACGGGTGTGCTATGCGGCACTGATAGCGGCGGCGGTCAGCGTCACGCGGCCGTGCGGCGCGGAATCGGCGGGGTGATATGCAGCACGGGGGCGGCTATCGGGAACCGCATAAACACTGGTTCTCTTGATCCAAAGGAAGGCATCAGCGGTGCAGTACCCATCGGTGTTTCGGGGGCATTTGGATTCGCTGCACCCCAAGTTCGTGCCGCGCTTCGCCAATCGTTATGCCTCTACGCTCGGCAGTCCGCTGCACAAACCGCCTGTGCCGCAGGTTTCCAGCACTGTCAATAACGTGCCATTCTGCGTTGGTCATTCCCTTGTGAGAAAAGCCAGCGGCCCGATAGACCGTGCCTTCATGGCCTTGTGCGGGATCGGCAAAAGCCACTAGGGCATCATATCCATACCCTCTTACAAGCATTCTCCAAGTCAGCCGAATAAAGCGTGACAACTCGTAGCCCTCTTTTGGCTCTCGACGGCACATGCGCTTCAGTTCAACTACAGACCGCACCTTTAGGTAGTCCGCCTGGTATGGATTGACGCCGATGCCGTACACCGCCACCGCATAAATCCTTCCATTCATGCGAAGCCCAAAGCATATGTTTTTGCCTGTTGGCATTCTTTTTGAGTAGTGCCACCGTTCGACAAACGGTTTTGCTTCTCCGTGCTGAATGCGATCTATGATCCAAAGCGGAGAGGTCGGAGTTGAACCGCCTTCTTCTAGCTGGAGTGCTAGCTGTTCTACCACTTGAACTACCTCCGCAATAAAAGAGAACCAGCCGATGGAGCGGACATCGCCGCAGCTTTTTTCGTCATATCATCGTCCTCCGTGGCGATGCCGCTCATCTTCCGTGTTATCCCTGCTCAATACCGAG